AAGTCGGCGCACCCGCGAACGAGTTCGTGGTCGTCACCTACGAGGCGGGCCTCTCCGAGGTCCCCGCAGCGGTTCGACTCCAACTCGCGGACAGTGTCCGGCGTATCCTCCTCATTCCCGACGCCGCCGCACAAGGGGCAACCCAAATGACCGAGACGACGGGACCGTTCACGCAGACCCGCCAGTACGCCACCTGGGCAGTAGGAGGCCAAGCCATCCTCTCCCCGGATGACCAAGCGCTCGCGGACGCTTACCGCCCGCGACGCGCTGGGCATGTCTGGGTGATGGGAGGGGCCTGACGTGATGGAGGAATGGAAAACCCCGATTCAGCTAGAAGGGACCGTCCATCGTGACGGGGACGGCTACCTCGTCGAGGAATCCAAACCGCGCCTCATCGGGGGCTGCCTGATCGCTCCGGGACAGTTCACGGTGCCGGGCTTGCTCGATCAGGCAGCCTCTGAGCGGGCCGACGAGACCGCGACACTCTACCTCCCGAGGGGAATAACGCTGAACGTCGGGGACGTCATCCGGGTGCCGGCCGATCACCCACTCGGCGGAACGTGGAGGGTTGAGGAGCCATCCTCGCCGTGGCCGCGCGGCACGTCTGTCGTGATCTCACGGAGGTGAGTGTGGCAGTCAAGTTCGTGCGAAATGACGTCTCAATTGAGGCTCTCCTGCAATCCGAGGCCATCGGCCGCGCGATGGTCAGCGAAGCCGAAGCGGTGCGCGCTGCGGCCGAGGCAGCGGCCCCGAAACGGGATCGCGTGCTCTCGGACGCTTACAAGGTCGAGGCTGTGACAGCCACGGTGAAGACGCGCCGAAACGGCTCGTCTCGCAGGGCTGTCGGTCGCGTCGTCAACGATGCCCCACACGCCGTGCCTGTTGAGTTCGGGCACTTCGCCAGAGACGGGCGCCGCGTCCCCGGGCATCACACGCTCGGCAAGCTCGCGGGCTCTAAGCGCGCACGACGAGGAGGCCGGTCATGAAGTACACGGACCCCGTCCAGGTACTACGAGACGCGATCGCCTCAGCAACGGGGGCGCAGACAGTACGGGTGATCCAGGAGGGTAGCCTCCCGGACACATGGCCGATGCCGCTCGTGCATGTCTACGCGACCCAATCCCAGGACCTCGATTTCGAGCGTATTACCTCCGTCGTTGTCGACGTGTACGCCAAGACCCCCACAGGGCCGGGCGTCGTCGGCGCGGAGGCGCTCGCGGATGAGGTTGTGGATGCTCTGTCAGTTCGTCCTGTGGTGGGGGCTTCTGGGTGGGTGGATGAGGTTTCTGTGCCGTCCCGCCTGGGGGTGCGCGCCGCATACGGCGTCGTTGAGGTGGTGGGCCTCAGCGTGGAAGTCACTCAACGTCCCACCGACTAACCAAATCTGATCTGGAAGGGAAACCGATATGGCCGACACAACGACCATTGAAGCGCTGAAGAAGAAGCACAACAAGGCGCAGAACGTGCGCAAGGCGCTCAACGTTCTGGCGTTCGTCGCACCGCTCACGACCGCTGTCCCGGACGCGCTGACGGGCGCAAACGGCGCGATGAAGCAACTCTCTGCGGACTGGACTCCGCTGGGAATCTTCACGACTGATGGCGGGGAGATCACGCCCGACGTGTCCGTCGACGACGTCGATGGCCTGGGCTACGCAGAGCCTGTGCGCTCTGACCTGACCAAGGCAACCAAGACGATCAAGCTCAACATCTTCGAGCTGTTCCGCAAGGAGATGCTGAGCCTGACGCACGGCATTGACCTCTCGCAGGTCAAGGCAAACGCGACCACGGGAGAAGTCGTCTTCGATGACCCGCTTCTTCCCTCCATCCCGGAGAAGCGTCTGCTGATCGTCGCAGCCGACGGCCCTGCCGATGACGAGTGGCTGATGGGCTGGTGCTTCACGCGCGCCAAGCTCGTCTCAATGCCGACGATCGGGCTCAAGGCGACGGACGCGATTACTGGCGACCTCGAATTCAAGGCATTCGCCGACGAGGCCGCAGGCACCGCCTGCCGTAATTACTACGGCGGCTCGGCGATGCTCAAGCACCGTGACATCACCGGTTTCAGCGTCTGACACATACTGCGGGCGGGGGCCGGGGACGTTCTCCCTCCGGCCTCTGCCCGCTACCACCCCCCAGGAGAACACAGTCGATAGGACAACCATGGATCAGCTGACCTTCACGAAGACGATCAAGACGGACGACGGGGAAGACCTCGTGCTCACGCGAGTCACCGACGACGCAGCCGACGCGAACACTCTGCGCGCACAGGGATGGACCGAAGCCCAGCCCGACGAGCAGGAAGCGGACGCGCCGACGCTGCCTGCCCCGCCGGCCAGCACCCAGCGCCGCGACAACTGACAAATACCAACTAGGAGAACACCAATGGCAGACAAGATCACCCCCACCCTGACGCTCTCGGCCCTCAACAACCTCGATGGCGCTGCAGAGGTCACCCCGTTCACCTTCGGGATCAACAACCACATCGTGACCTTCCCGGACCCCCTGGGTCTGAGCCCCGAGGCCGGCGAAGACCTCCTCCTCGACCTCGGCGGCGGAAAGCGCGCCACCGAGGTTATCAACAAGTGGCTATCGGAGGAAGACGCCGCATTCGTCACCAAGCATCTGACTCTGCGTCAGATGCTGCTCCTCCTGCGCCAGGCATCTACCCACTACGAGGCATCGCTCGGGTCCCTGGGGGAAGGGCGCGCCTCTACGACCGCCTAACACGGTACGAGAGGCAAGTCGTCGCGGACCTCGCGGAGCAGGGCTGGGACACCTACGCCCTGTTCCGCGCCCGCCGATACCGATTCCTCCTGACTCTGATCGACGAGCTGCCCTCAACGAGCCGAACCGTCGCAGCGATACTCAACGACCCCGAGGTCGCAATCGAAACGGCAATGGCGATCGCCGAAGCACAGGACGACGACGATACCGAGGCACAGCTCCGAACCCAGACCCCCGAGGTCAGAGTCCTGCAGGACATCTTCGACCTGCTGGTCTCTGCCTTCGGAGGAAAAGAAACCTACCCACGGCCCGAGAGCCTCACCGCGATCGCACTCGAGGACGCACGCACGAGCGTCCGAGACCGCAGCGCCCACGAGGCGCTCGCGGCTCTCATGCCGGGGTGGAGTCCGCAAGAAACCTGAATATCTACCTGTAGGAGGTCTGCGTGGCTGGCGTGTATCAGGCAGGCACTGTCTATGTCGATGTGGTCCCCTCGATGCGGGGGTTCTTTAAGAGCATCGAGAATGCGACGGCCACGCAGCTCCCGCAGGTGGCTGGTGATGCGGGCAAGAAGTACGCGGAGAAATTCAAGGAGAAGGTCTCCGAGTCTGGCAAGGACCTCGTTAACGCGATCGCCGATCCTCTGGGCAAGTCAACGGCGCGCCTTCGTCAGGAGGCTGCGCAGGCTGGGGCAGCCCTGCAGGAAGCGCACGCCAAGGTGGAGAAGTCCTCCTCGGCGCTCGCGAAAGCCCGCGCCGAGGAAGAGACCGCAGCGACTGCGGTGGAGCGTGCCGAGCGTGCGCTCGCGGCCGCGCGTTCTAGCTCGTCTGCTGACTCGGCGGCTGTCGCTCGCGCGGAGTCGGCGCTGGCCTCGGCGCGAGAAGCGTCAGCGGCAGCGAATAAGAAGGCCGACCAGGCGTCCGCTAACCACGCGGACTCTCTGCGCAAGGAGAAGGCAGCGTCCGACAGTGCGAAGGCGGCAACAGAGGCGCTTGACCAGCGTATCTCGAAGGCCCCGTCCAACTGGGAGCGCTTCACGACGTCGCTGAAGGGCTGGGTACGAGAGGCCGACAACGTCGAGCATGAAGCCCGCGAGGTTGATTCCTCGCTCGGCCTCGTTGGCTCGGGGGTGACCTCGCTCGGGGGACTCGTGACCTCGGCGCTCGGCCCCCTCGCGCTCCTGGGCGCGGCTGTCGGCATCGGCGGGTTCGCGTCCGAGGCAATCGCGGCCTCAGACGCAACCAACAAATTCGCGGACACGCTGCGGTTCGCCGGCGTCGATGACT